TATGGCTCCCTTATGTGCGTATATACGCTAGAGATTTATTTAGAATGTACCGCCATCAAGTGTTGTAACTACTGATTCAAAGTTGTTGGCGTGAATCAAGGCGTGAGAGGCGGTTTGTCCTTCTGAAACTCTCCACTCGTCGCCGCTTTCGTACCAATAAAGACCTGCATCGTGAGTTCTACCTGTTTCACCTGCACCTCTGTTCACTTCAAAACCACAAATCATAGAGCTAACAGGTGTAGCACTTGCGCCAAGCCCACTGTTTAGTTGGATGTAAGCGTCATTGATTGTTACTTGAGTTGAGTCAATAGTCGTTGTTGTACCCTTAACTTCTAAATCACCATTAACAACAACTTTACCTGTGATTCCATCAGCGTGAGGGTCAAGTGTCATTGTAGACCCTGAAGAAATTATCTCGTCACCAGTAAAAGTGAAGTTGCCCATAGTCGTTGCGTTATCAACATACGCTTTAATAGACTGCTGTGTTGCAAGAGCGGTTGCGCTGTTAGAAGACATATTGTCTTGATCTAAGATATCTGTAACAGTGACTGAACCTGTACCAACTAAGCCGTCAAACTCTACTGTACCGACAACATTTATACCTGAAGACGTAGTTTCAAAAACTTTGTTGTCTGCGTTGTATAGTTCGACAGCACTTCCGTTGGTAACCAAAATGCGGTCATTATTACTGCCGCGCATAAGGTACATTTCGTTTGAAAGTGCGCCTATCTTGGCAGGGGTTACACCAAGGCTATCTTTGAAATGGATAAACGAGCCAGATAGATTAGTACTGTCTGTATTCTCAACCTCAAGAACAACGCCCTGTGCCGTGGAATTGGCACTGGTGTATCTCAGTATTCCTGTGCCTGAATCTTTGATTATAGAGTTGTTGCTGTCATGGTAAATCTGGAGGTCATTACTAGCACCAAATTGCGCTTTGACATTATCACCAAAAGATAAATGGCTAGATAGGCTACCGCCAGTTGTCATTACAGCACCTGCCGCCGCTACATTAGTTGCGTCTGTAACATCTGCTGAAGCTTCAATACCATTTAGCTTGCTGTGGTCTGCGTCAGTAAAAACATTAGAATCTGAAGCGGCTTCAACAGCGGCTCTGATCTGTGCGTCCGTCTGATCTGCGGTTGCCCCTGCTTCAATACCGTCTAACTTGTCTGTGTATGATTTACCACCAATGGCAAGAACATCTGTACCGTCACCGTAATAAAGTTTTTGAACACCTGTTTTAGTACTATAAGCTAACTCACCAGAGGCCAAGCTTGTTGGCGCTGTAGTAGACGAACTTCTTTTGATTTTGATTGTTTGTGCCATTGTCTTAAATCCCTATTTTTATTAAAAATTTCCTGCATCAATTAGAAAATTATTAAATGAATTATTGCTTAAACTTAAATCGCCCGTTAAGGTTCCTCCAGAAAGAGGTAAATACTGTCCACTTGAAGTCACGCTTGACCAACCTGATCCTGTATAAACACGTAAAACATCTTGAGAAGTATCAAAGTAAAGGCTACCTAAAGATAAAGAATCTCCGTCATTGTCTGCTGAAGGAGCGGTAGATTTAGCACCTAAATACGTATCATCAAAACTATCAAAAGCATTAAGAGCAGAGGTAGCACTTTGGGAGGCTTCGGTTGCTTTAGTTGTAGCAATGAGGGCTTGTTGAGTTATTTCGTCTAGTTGGCCTAGACTAGTGGAAGTACCCGAACCACCTGTGCCTCTAAATATAGCCATAAGCGCCTCTATTGAATAAAATAAAAAGAGACTCCCCTATAAAAGAGGAGTCCCTAGTTTTCTTACTTAGCCGTTTACAGCCAATACAACACCTGCTTCAGGACGCATTACTTGCGTACCGTATAAAGTGTCAGCAGTATACAGAGTACCAAGGAACTCTTGCTTATACTGAGTCTGAGAACGTACACCCTGCTGTTCAGCAAGAACCATAGCGTCCTTGTGAAGTAACAGAGCGGCTTTAACATCTCCACCTGCTGAGTTAGCGGAAGCGGTTTCGATGATTGGGCAGTTACTAGAAACAAATACGTCAACACCGTATAGGTTTCCAATCTGACCGTTACGTACACCTCGTCCGTCTACAAAGTCAGAAGACATGTAGCGATCAACGCCCATAATAGCGTTACGTAGGGAAGGAGGAACAACAAAACATCGGTTGTCCATAGGAACATCAGCATCGTCCAATACCTGAATAGCGGCACGGAAACCTGCATCGTTAAATACGTCAGTGGAAGCTACTGAATCTACAGCGTAAGCTTCAATACCAGAACCACCTGCAAAGTTATAAACAGTGCTATGAGTCCAATCTGATCCATCACCATTACCTAGAGACTTACCTAGGTTAAACAAGTCGTTATCAACTTGCTTGGCTAAAGCATAACCTGCGTCACCAGTGTAGAACTGACGTAGAGAAGCTAGAGCTTGTGCTTCAGTAATGTCTTCAATAAGACGAGAGTATTCAAAGTGCTTGTTGATTGAAATCTGGATTTCGCTCTCAGTAGCATTCTGAATAGTTACAGCGGTGTTTTCTGCCTTAGCATTTGCAGAGCCGCGAGTAGGCTTAGGAACGTGAATAGTATCACCTTTCTTGCCTGTCATGCTCATTTTTTTGACTAGGTTAGCCAATACTAGGTTAGATTGATAAGCCGCAATTACTTCGTCACTCCAAATCTCTGGAATAAAAGTAGCCGCGCTAGTGTTGTCTACTGCTCCGCCCATGGCGGGGTAAGTTGATGTAGCCATAATACAAGTCCTTAAATAAAATTAATTAGTGTCGGACTCTCCCTTCTTGATAAGCTAGCATAATCTCATCGGATAATGACATATATCGTTCAGGATCGTCCTTCATAAGTTTAATAATGTCTGAACGCCTGTAGATTTTCTTGGCTGACTGCTCTCCGCTTCCTCTAACATTTCCTGTGGATGCGGCCTTAATAGTGTCTTTGCGTTGTTGTTTCTCATTAGCGGCAGTTTGGTCTACAACTTGCTGACGTTCCTTCCAGTTACTGAAAAGCTCATCTGCGGCCTCATAATCATACTGCTGATCTGCTTGTGCAAAAAGCTGTGTTCTAATCTTTGATCCTTTGATCCAATCTACGAACTTACCGTCTTCCAGAATATCCTTCATATCAGGATGTCTGTTTTGTAGTTCGGTCATAGCCGCATTTTGTTTGTATTGAGCAGATACTTGCTCTGCTTCTTTAATCTTAGGATGATTATTAATAGCTCTTTCGACTGCCTTGTCGGGATCAGAGAAAAAATCTACTTCGTCTTCAGAAGTTTGTTGCGGTGCTTCTGGGTTTGAGAGTTGTGTCTGTATATAGTCATCAACAACTTTACGTAACTCACCTACTTCAGAACTTTGTTTACCTAAGAGTTTTTCAGCTTCTTGGTGCATTCGCACTATATCCGCTGTGCTCTTACCTTTGTATTTATCAGGAAGTTCCTGTTCTTCAAGTTCCTGTGTAGGTTGTTCATCTACAAGAGGTTGCTCTACTGGAGGCTCTTGTTTAGTTATGTCCGTTACGCTTTCAGTTTCAGTTGTGTCGTCTAAAGGTTGACGCTCGTCAATTAGTGTTGCCATTATTAAACTCCGTGAGTAATCTCATTATGGAGGTGTATTGTATGTAAGGGTTCGGTTAGGAGTTAGCCTTACGTTCTTTTTGAATCTTCCTTTCGCGGTCTCTCGCCCACTTCATGGTAGCACCTGCAAAGTCACCTGAAACGGGGTCTAAGAGACTGCGAACGGGAGATATGATTCGACTAGCCATTAACGAACAGTGAGGACATTCTATTTCAGTAGTTTTAGAATTTATAAACTTTTCAGTAGTATGTCCGTTGTCGCATCGGAAGTCAATTATTATAGCCAACTTAGATTACTCTTCAATAATTTCATCTTCGTTTTCTAGTTCTTCTTGCTCTTCCTCAGCCTGTTGCTTGGCTGTTTCTATTTGCGTTTCAAGATTCAACAGGTTAGCTATCATTGAAAGTTGTCCTTTTCTAAAGGAAAGGTCTTTCACATCTTTACAAGCTTCTATTGAATTGATCTGCATTGCATTTTGAGAAAGATCGTTCAGTAAGTTTTTCCAACCTTCTGTTCTAAACATTTCTTCAAAAGCTCTATAGAATTTTTCGAGTTCTTTATCTTCCATTACTGTTTCTCCTAAAGGACAGTTTATTAATTTAAAATAAAATATACTAAATACATAGTATAGTTATATTATAGCACGTTTGAAAAGAAATGTCAAGAACTATTTTCTATATCTTGCTGTTTTTTTTAGCTTTGTTCTTACGGTAAGTCTTAGCCCCTGCATCATTTCTAAGAGTCTGTATAGCCGCCTTAGCTTGTTTAGCGTTTAAAGGCATTGATCTTGCTCTTTTAGCCGCAGGTTTTGCTTTAGGTGTAGCTTTCTTTTTTGCGGGTGGTCGTCCAACTTTACTTCCGTATGTACCTTTACCTTGTGGCATTTGATTCTCCTACCATTTAGATTTGTTAGCCCAGTATGCCGCAGACATCTTACCCTTGGCAATGTTCTTAGCGTGTCGAGCCTTGAATGATTTACGTCTAGCTTTTTCTGACGCAGTTTTTGGATTTGATCCTGCACCTGAAACACCTTGCTGTCCATAGCGAATAGTCTTTACTTTATCTCCTTCCTTAGCCACCACCACATGACTTTTGGTAGCATGGTTGGGAGTTCGTTTAGGTTTGTTAAAACCGCTAACTCCTGCTCTTACTAATCTAGGGTCTTTAGCCATTAGTTAGCCCTCTCTTTAATAGCTACTTCTCTTTCCTTTAATAACTGATCGGAAACCTTAAGTCTACGTTCAAACTCACGGTCATCATCGTTACCTTCCCGTATGTTAGTAGTGATAGCTTTAATCTTGTCAATCTCTAACTCTTGAGGTATAGATTGAGCTTCAGTAGCAAGCTTTTGCGCTCTTGCCTGTGATTCAATAGCTTGACCTTCTAAGGCCGCAGTCTGTGACGCTTGGAACGCTAACTGTGATTCCTGAGCCGCTTGCTGTGCTTGTTGTGCTTCAGGGTCAGGCTGATTAGCTTTTTCAAGGGCCGCTATAAGTTCCTCACGATTACCTACGTTCATGTTATCAATAATCGACATGATAAGCTGTGAGTACATTGGAGTTTCAGGTGACATAGTTTGTAACAACTGTACAAGCTGTGTAACTTCGTACTCACGCGCAATAATGCCTAGTGAACTGGAAGTATGGAACTTGTAGTCAGCAACAGGATATGCTTCAGGATTAAACTGCATGTATCTATGTGCGGCTTTAGTTACAAAGGGGATTAGAAAAGATTCTTGAAAGTTAATTAAAGTTCGCTTATGACGCTTAATAATAGCACCTAAGCTCATGGAAATACCTGCGGCAGTGGAGTCACCGTTGATTGATCCTGAGATACCTGCGGAATCAATAGCGCCTGTAGCTGTCTGTACCATGCGTTGTAAAGCATCAGCCTGTGCAAAACTAATCTGACTTACATTACCAAAGTTAAATGGCTGTATGACTTCATTAGGCGCACCATTAGTTAAGATAACCTTACCTGCACGTACTTCAG